TTCCACATTTAACAGGGCTACTCATTTTCATTATATTCCGAATACCAGTAGTACCGAGGGCTCTTAGCCTGTGAGCCTGTCTGCGGCTTATACTTTGCATCCGGCCAACAATGGCTTGTGAATGAACAGAATGTGCACGTTGTATGTAGACGTTTGTTCCCTGTGGGTTTGCCACGGAAGAACTCATTAGAAGGCTCAAAACAACGTTTGAATTCCTTATCTAAATTAACGACATTGATGCTATTTTCTATCTGAGCTTCTAGCTCTTCTAGCTCCTGCTTATTCGGCGTGGCTTCCACCACACTAAGCTCACCTGTACTTTTATTAACGACAATCCATCCGCCAAGATCTGTGCCTGTGCCTTTAGAATAGCCGAGCAATTGGGCTGTATACCCAAACGCATCGTCTTTAGCTACACCATGCCATCCATCCTGCCACTTGTTATCATAGGCCCACGGAGAGGAAGACTTTGTGTCAAAGGTAGCCCCATCGATTTCGATGTCGTTCTCACCATTGATTACAGTACCAGCTATCTTGTATTCGGCTTGGGACTTACCACCAGTGATGTTAGCTCCAGAAACACGCAACAGAACTTCAACAATGCATTCAACTGCATCGCCAAACATCATTCTTAGAATATGATTGTACGGCATCTTAGACTTCTCTACGCCAGCTTTCTCCATCTGGAGTTGGCAGGTAGGACGCCCAATGTTGCTCATACGCAAACGAAAGGGTTCGTTCTTTCTATTTAACTGCTTACGCAATCCTTCTTTGAACATTTCACCAGCGGATTCAATCCACTCGTCCTTACATTCAACAGGCTCGCCGTTAGACAACTTGTCCATTGTCATACGCAGTTTTGCTTCAAGGGTGTTTATAGACATCTCAATAACTCCTACAGTTAGAGGGAAAAAAGAGGGGCACGAGGCCCCCCCTAAATTCTCAAGTTATTAAGCGTCTTCGAGATCTGCGGACAGATCGTCACCAACTACCTCAGACACTGCATCAATTGCATCGTCATCCAGTTGCCCTTCGCGCATAGATTTCTGGTAGGATTTCTCCACCATATCATTCTCGCGTTTAATCAAGCCAGCCATATGGGTCATGGTGTCATATGTTGGTTGATCGATAGGAAGGGTTTTCTTCATATCTGGTTTGAAGTGCATCACATAATATGTGACAGAACCGTTTTGCAGTTCTTCTGCACTGACACCACACCAGTAATCGTAGAAGTTTGAACCTTTAGGGATTGCCTTAATAAACTCATCCTCGAAAGGTGAGAAGTTCGATCCCTTGAGTAACATTATAGCAGGTTCATTCTCGACAGTCACGGAATTTCCATCAGCATCCTTACCTTCGTAAGACACTAATACGCGCAACTGACGGAAACACTTAATGTCAGTAAACTTCTTCTGTTCTTCCTTCGGCATCTCGCGTAGAACTTTAGAAGGTGGTTTACCACAACGCTCTCCGCCTTTCATATCACGAGCCTCACAGCGGAAATTCGGAATGAGTAGAGTTTTGTTTGCTACCTTGTTCTCTTCTGGATCGTAATGAATCCACTGGAACAATTGCGACAGTACGCGAATCCGCACCTTCTCAGCATAAACAGGTTCATCCATACCATTAAGGTAAAACAAACCTTCCTCTACTTTGCGGCCCTGTTTATCTTTCCGCATCGAATTTACCTTCAATTGTGGAAGGTATTCTGCACTCTTCTGTGGGATATCGTTAGCTCCCAAAAGTGCGGCAAGTTTTAGCTCTTCAGCTTTATCAACGACTGCTACTTCGCCCATATTTTTCTCCTGTATAAGATGTATAATGTACATCTATTAGTGTCACTAGTCAACATTAACTAGTGTCTTATCCATCCAATTTTTCCCCACTTCCATCTCTATCGCTAGAGGGAGCACAGGTTTATAATTGAACCTTTCTTCAAGCTCTTCAGACACCTCGCTCATTGCCCATTTTAGAGCCTTAGCAACTTTGTCTCGCTCACCCGGAAACACATCCACAACAATACTGTCATGTACTGTCAGGATTAGTTTCGACTTGAGCTCAAGCCTTCTAAATTCACGCAGAGCGCGAATACACGACAAGGGAACAATGTCCGCTGTCGCGAATGATTGCACAGGGTAGTTAACCACGGCCGTAGCATTGGTTATTCTTCCACCGCGCAATCGTTTAGCGTTTGGAAAGTAGAACTCCCGTCCAGATGGAATCCGAACAAGACCGTCTTTCAAAACACCATCCATCAAGGTCTGATGCCAACGCTTCAAACCCTCATAAATATTAAAGTATTCTTTGAAGTACGCCTGAACGTGTGGGGGTTGCCCCATACCAAGACCGCCATAAAGGGGCGCGAACGTGAACGCCTTTGCCGATTGACGTTTATCTTTGGTTATTTCTGATTCAGGAACCTGATTAATAATTGATGCAGTCTGTTTATGGATATCCTTGCCTGTAAGAATATCTTCAATAATTTGAGCATCCCTAGACAGTTCTCCAGCCACTCTAAATTCAAGACCGGAGAAGTCACATTCGGCGATTTCCCCGCCGCCTTCAAATCTGGAAACAACACAACGTCTAACAGGGAACGTACCACCGCGTGGCTGGTTCTGGAAGTTAGGATTGCTAGAGCTCAGGCGTCCAGTACGAGTAGTTGTCTGATTAAACTGTGCGTGTAATATCCCATCTGGCCGAGTGTATGTCTTAATCCCCGTAACAAAACTATCTAAGTATGTGTTGATAGCATTGAGCCTACGGATACCATTCAAGAACGTTATAGCGTCAAGGTTATCTTTACTTTCCGCCTGTATTATTAACTTTTCAATGGTTTGCTTATCAGTCTTAAAACCATTTATGGCCGCATCTTGAGGGCCCTCTGGGATAAGCTTTAACCCCGCCACCTGACCTGTTTCAGTTAGGGTAAAACCTTGCCCGCCACAGGATGTGCACTTTGTAAGGTTGACCCACGGGGTACCATCTTTTTTATATTTTTGTATTTTCCCCTTACCTTCACAGGTATCGCAATGATACCCGACAGTTTTCATTACTCTGCGAGTAGATTTACGAACCGTGTTGGCAAACTGCGATGGGCTCATACGAGGCGGGTAAAGAGGTTTACCGTTAGCACCTAAACCAATATTAAATGTGCGCTTGTGGTATTCCTTGTCCACGATGTAGCGGCTGTACACAACTTTCGTCATATCAATGCCGCTGTTCAAATTGATTGGGGTATCACCCATCACTGAAATGACAATATCACTCAGCGTCTTTTCAATCTGTTCCTTCTCAGCGACAAAGTCTTTCTCCACCGCGTTAAGAGCATCCATATCAATCTTGATACCGTTGCGCTCAATCTCACACAGGAACATCATCATCTCGTTCATCAGTGTGAATACAGGCAACAGACCTTTGTTTGACCCTTTTAGTAGATCTTTTTGCTGGTCTAAATATATCTCAGCGCAGGACAGAACGTCAGCTTCAGCGTACTCAATCACGGTAGCTAAAGGCATGGCCTCAAAGCCTGTTCCGCTTTTGAATAATTCGTCAACCAACTCTGATTTCTTACGGGTAACATCCCTGCGTTCGGCTGTAGCTTTAAGCGACTTAGATAATGGTTGAGCCCGAGAGAAAATATACTCACCAATCATGGTGCAGTACATCTCAGGTGGAATAGGTAACCCAGCTTCCATACAATATAACAAATCGAACTTTGCATTGTGGGCCACGCCAATATCGGCGGACTTCAGTGCCTGAATAAAATCATCTGGTGAATCAGATTTTTCGATTTCGTTATGATGAAAGACCCGGCTGTTAACCTCTCCTATCACTCCATCTTCAATTGTAAGCCAGTGTGCGCTGACCATCTTGTTCTTCGGGTTAAAGGGGCTGTTATCAATTGCCCCCTCACTCCGTTGCACAGTTGTTTCTAAATCAAATACTATTATTCTCATTCAACACCCCATTTCTTTTCTGCTAAAAACCGCCACAAAGTTTCTATTGGTTTCATTTCTGTGTGGCCCATGAACAAACGCTCGCCATAACCGAAGTCATGCTTGCGAGCGGATGCTTTAAACTCCTTGCGAGTGACCCAGCCGTTAATTGACATCACATCCTCGTCCTCGGTACGGCCAACCAAGATTGCGATTTCAGCCCTAAACTTTTGCATAGTGTCAAAAATCAAAGGGCCGTATTCTTCGTTTGTGAATTTTACATCGATAGGGGTGTCTTCCATCCACAGATCTACGCCGCCATCCGACAACACGTTTATTACTGGTGGATCAACATTAAACAGTCTGGCTACGGCAAACTCAGCCTTATAACCAAAAGCATTTGCTTCCTCTCTCGACTGTCGTTCATTTTCTAGTCTGGGATTGAACCCCTGCATCTTACAAAGAGCGACAGTGTCTGCCCCCATTATTTCAGATGTATGGCTATCTTGTCTGGTCAGTCGTACCTTCATCCAGTTATTCAACATATCTAGAGATAGATGGTTGAATGTTGCAGATGACGGTTCCGTGCCATCCAGATAATTTGTTTTTAGATACG